CTCTTATGTTGGTAAAATTGGTAAGATTGATTGGTCGGCTATCTATGATGGTAAGGATAATCTTGATGCAGAGTCTGAAAAGTATTGCTCAACAGACGCTTGCGAAATCAAACTATATTAGTTTTCATCCTGCTATAATAAGGGGATAGGAGAACTATGTCTACCCCATCAAACTTGTATGCAGAAAAAATATTTGCAGAACACCCACTAGCCTTATGGGCACTGGATGGTGCAATTGACTACATTAGTTTAATAGATTTAGATTATCAAGATATAAATAGTTATTGGACGGTAACTGGAGGAAGTGCATCTCTAGAAACATCAGATGTTAACGCTCCATTTCCTACAGTAGAAGTAAATAAGTTATTGGGTAGCGTTCCTGTTTCTAGCACAGGGGATATTGTTTGTATTAGCCCAGATTTAATAAATTTTTCAAATTTAAATAGTGATATGGGTACTTTTTGCATAGGAAGTCACATATATATTGATAGTGAATCAGTAGAATCAGTTTCTATTGGTTTTGAATATACCGATACAACAACTGCATCTATAGTTCAAAAATTAAAAACGTATCCAATAACATCTACAAAAAAATGGGTTTTTATTTCTGAAACATTTGAGGTTGTTAGCGAAAATACAGATTTACGGGTAGTTATAAAAATTACATCAAAAAGTGGTGGAGCAACTCCTTTAGACTATTTATATTATATAAATGGAGTTAGTGTTGGTCAATGGTCTGAAGAGTTTAACTACTCATCACTTGGACTAACACCAATTTCATTGCCATCAACAATAGCATTAAGTTCAACACAAGCAGTACCTTCCTCAGCATATGGCTTATCTGAAGATGTTGCTTATTTATTGGTTGCAAATAATAGATTGCTTGCAAAAAATACTAGCATCCCACTAGTTTATGGATCATCAAATGTTACAACAATTACTCCAAACCCAAACGAAGAACCATCTTTAATTATTCCAGGTAAGGGGTTTTTAAATAAAGTTGGTCAATATAAAAACTATACTGTAGAATTTTGGTTAAAAGTAAACTCTGATTCTTCAATATCTAAAAAAATATTTGGTCCAATTGCTTCAGATGATGGACTTTATGTAGATAATGGATTTTTAACTTTAAAAATTGATAACAGTTTTGCTTCACACTTTGTTGGTGAGTGGTTTAGACCAATGCTTATTCAAATAAGATTAACCAATAATTCTGCCACATTGGTTGTTAATGGTGAAGAAGTTGCACTGTTAAATATAGAAACAGGTAATTTGCAATTACCAGAAGAATATAACGAATTAAATAAAAGTCAAGATTGGCTAGGATTTTATTCTTATGAAGATATAAATCCTATAAATATTGATTGTATTGCAATATATTCATACCAGGTTCCAATAAGTGTTACAAAAAGAAGATGGGTATATGGACAAGGAGTGGTATCTCCAGAAGGAATTAACTCAGCATATGCAGGTACTACAGCATTTATTGATTATCAGTTTGCAGATTATACAGCCAATTACAATTATCCAGATTTTGCTGAATGGCAACAAGGATCTTTTGATAACTTAACAACTACACAAAAAACATTAAGAACTCCAGAATATACCTTGCCAGAAATATATACATCAGATAAAACCATTGAACAACTATATTTTGACAATGAGTTAATTCAAGATGAAGAGTCTGGCCCAACAAATAATTATAAATTTATTACTTTTAGACCAAATAATTCTTGGAATACAAAAATTTGCTATTTTAATTTTAATAATTTTAATATTTTAAATAGTCAAATTACTAATTTTTATGGAGTCTTTAGTAATAATAATCTTGATTCTGTTCAGACATTATTTAAAATTTATAACTCAATTAATGGAAACTATTTTTTAATTGAACAAAATAATGATGTAATTTCTTATGTTTTAAATTATAATGGAGTAAATGAAAATATTTATACTTCAGAAATAATTGAAGACAATCAACTATTCTCTGCTGGAATTAATATAAATTCTTTAGTAAATACCTATGGCGGAAATCTTGCTGCCTTTTTTGGTAATAGGAGTTTTTTAAAATTATACATTGGTGGTGATGGATTATTATCTAAAACATTTTTAGGAAGAATTTATTCAGTTGGTTTTTCAACATTAAAAAATTCTTTGTTAATTTCTAATTATTTTAATAACGATGGCATTGCAATATTTGATGATTTATCTGTAAGTGGAGTTATAGAGGAAGAAAATGCAATTGCATTAGTTGAGCATTTAGCAAGTTATACTCTTTTGCCACTAGAATCTTATGGAAAATACTTTTTAGATATAGGAGTTTCTGGATCGTGGCAAGATTACCTTCCATTATCTTATTTTGCACAATATGTATCTGATAGTGCTGGTAATCAAATTTATGATTTAGATTTTTTACAATTTAATATCGGATCTCCATCTCCAACAAGTTTAATAGAAGAAGAAACAGTTTTATCTTGGACATACGAAGATTTATATAGAATATATTATCAGCCAGTACAAAAAACATATTATGACTTTGACAATCAACTACTAACTGGTTGGAATAATTATTTAGATGTATTGCAAAATGCTAAAAAAATATATAAATATGACACTTCAAATTCTGTAATTAAAAGTTATGTAACATTGCAATATATACAAAATGGAGCAAATTTGCTTGATAGTAATTTTACAACACTTGAGCCAGTATCTCGTGATTCAATTGTAGATATTGACGAGCATCCAAATTGGGAAACTACAAAGTTTGAAGTTGTTAACAATGCACTTATTTATCCAACAAAAACTATTGATTTTAATGATTTAGCAATTGTTTATTACCTAGAATTTAATGTCCGTGGAATATTAAATAAACCAGTTTTACTAAATAAATTAGAAATTGCTTCTCAAGCATTTAATGATAATTCATTTAATCCAGTTGGAACTAGATTTGGCATTGACCTATTTCCTTACAAGCGATCAGGAATTTATTACGACTATAAGTCAAAAAATCCTTTTACAATTTATAAAGGAAGCACACCATATCTTTATTTAACAAAAGATTCTGGAATCCAGGTGCGTGGAGATATTTTGTCTTTAAGTAGTCGTGGAATTTCTTTACCAATAAATAAAACATTGTCATCAGAATATTTAATCAGTGCTATTCAAATGTGGATTAGATATTCTGAAAATGAGTTTCCACCCATTCCAACAGAATTATTTGAAATTATTTATAAAGGTAATACAATAAAATTTTATATAGTAGCAGATAGCGATACTGGTTTAAGAGCAAAAATTTTTGCAAAAAGTGCTTTAGACAATGAAGTATTAAATGATATAGTTTATTATTGGAATGGCTCCATAGTTAGAGAACCAGTTTTAACCTCTAAAGAATGGGGATCTTTAGGAATATCTTTTACAAACCCACTAGACTATGGTGATTTTCTTGGGGCAATAAATATTAATGGTCCAATTTTGTTTAATAATATTTCTTATTATCAGGCAAACAGTTTGCAACAAGTTCAAAAAACAATAACCAGACCTTGGTTAAAAATTAAAACAGACGGAATAACAAATTTTACATGGGGCAATTATATTAGTAGTACATGGAATCAGGCTTTAGTAATAGGGTCATCATCCATATACGGTGTAGACCCATCTGACATTTATAAAACATACCTTGGAACTAATAAAATAATTTTTGATGATAATAATGGCTTAAGCCTAGATTCTGACAAAATAAAAATATATAAAGACATAAACTGGTCAATAAATACCGCATCAGCAGTGTAATATGGTATACTGATGGTTATGGATAATGAAATTCTTAAAAAAGTTGGTAACGTACGGCGCAAAGTAATAGAAAAAGATTACAATTGGGGCTTGTATGTATATAAAAAATCTAACGGGTCTTGGTTTACTGATGGTACAGGTAGTATATTAAACATTCCGTCAGAGCGTGGAGACATTACAAAAATTTCAGAATTGAAAAAAGTTGCTATTCATTATGGCGACGATGGTGAAGGAACTGCAGTATTTGTTCCTGGACTTACAAGAATTAGCGAGGAAGAGCATTCTGAACAACTAGATAGGATGAAGAATGGTTTAATTCCTTCCATGAATGATCATGGTGCTTGGGTAGCAGCACGACAAACCTATGATAAGTATGGTAGCGATGAGTGAAGAATACGTAAGAGTTGGATTAAACACACAAGAAAAAGATGGCAATCCATTTTCACAACAAGACCCATTTAATAAAACTTGGGATACATTAAAAGATTTTACAGGACTAGAACAAAATTTCCGTAGAAAAACTGCAAGAAATGTTACAAAGGCAATGAACTTTGCAACAAATGAATATTTAGATTCTGCTAATGCTACACCATCTGGAGTAGATGCAGGATCAAAGGCCATTAATCCTGGCACGGTATATAGAAATGGTTACGGACTATTTGACGTAATTACTCCACCATATAACATGTATGAATTAGCCAACTTCTATGATACATCATTTGCTAACCATGCTGCAATTGATGCTAAGGTAGAGAATGTAGTTGGCCTTGGATACCGTTTTGATATTGCAGATAGAACAATGCTTAGGTTTGAAATGAATCAAGATCAAGCAGCAGTTGATCGTGCTCGTAACAGAATTGAAAGAATGAAACTTGAGTTAAAGGATTGGCTAGAAAACCTTAACGATGACGACTCATTTACTAAAACTATGGAAAAATTTTACACAGATGTTCAGGCAACTGGAAATGGATTTCTTGAAATTGGTAGAATGGTAACTGGTGAAATTGGTTATGTTGGTCATATCCCCGCAACCACTGTTCGTGTTCGTCGTTTACATGATGGCTTTGTTCAGATTATCGGAAACTCAGTGGTTTATTTTAGAAACTTTGGTGCTAAAAATCCAAACCCAATGACTAATGATGCACGTCCAAATGAGATTATTCATTATAAAGAATACTCTCCATTAAATACATTTTATGGTATTCCAGACATTGTTGCTGCTATGCCGTCACTTATTGGTGATCAATTAGCCTCACAATACAATATTGACTACTTTGAAAACAAAGCAGTTCCTAGATATATCGTAACGCTCAAAGGTGCAAAATTATCATCTGACGGTGAAGACAAGATGTTTAGATTTTTGCAAACTGGGCTTAAGTCTCAATCACATAGAACTCTTTATATTCCACTTCCTGGAGATACCGAGAATAATAAGGTTGAGTTTAAGATGGAGCCAATTGAAAATGGCATTCAAGAAGGATCATTTAAAGAGTATCGCAAGCAAAATCGTGACGATATCCTAATTGCACATCAAGTCCCAATCTCTAAACTTGGTGGAGCAGATTCTGGCATTGCAGCGGCATTATCGCAAGATCGTACCTTTAAAGAGCAGGTATCTCGTCCAGCACAAAAGCATCTTGAAAAAGTTGTCAATAAACTTATTCGTGAAAAGACAGATATCCTTGAACTTAAGTTTAACGAACTAACCCTTACAGATGAAATTGCTCAATCTCAAATTATTGAGCGTTATGTAAAAACACAGGTTATGACTCCAAACGAGGCTCGTGAAAAGTTAGACCTTCCACAAAGAGCAGATGGCGATGAGCCATTTGTAATGTCTGCAAGACAGGCAACAGATACAAGGGCTAATGTAGCAGGGAACCGTCAAAGAGATGCAGAAAGAACAAATAACAATTCTGATTCTACTACAACTATATCTGGTCGTAATGCACAGGGTGAAGGCAGATCATCTCAATAAATGAGATAATTGTAAAATAGTTTGGTATAATGGATAACGATATGTTAATAAATAAGGCTCATTGGGAAACTACTGGCGACAGCGTTCGCCTATCAATGCCTATTGGTAAAGTAGACGTAGAGCGTCGTATGGTTTCTGGTTTTGCTACTTTAGATAATATTGATAAACAAGGCGACATTGTAACAACAGAGTCAAGCGTAGAAGCATTCAAAAATTTTAGAGGAAACTTGCGTGAGATGCACCAACCATCTGCAGTTGGAAAAATTGTATCATTTAAAGAGGATCGTTATTTTGATCCATCAGTTAAAAAGTTTTATAGTGGAGTGTATGTTTCAGCATATGTTTCAAAAGGTGCACAAGATGCATGGGAAAAAGTATTAGATGGAACCTATAAAGGTTTTTCTATTGGCGGTAACATTAAAAATTGGGACGATGCATATAACGAAGAACTAAGCAAAACCATTCGTGTAATTAAAGAATATGATTTATTTGAGTTATCACTAGTTGATAATCCTGCAAATCAATTTGCAAACATTGTATCTATTGAAAAAGTAGATGGTAAAAATGTTGTTGGTGGATATCTTTCAAAGGCAGAAATTGAAAATGTGTTTTGGGATTCAGAAACTGGAATTGTTATGGTATCAGAGTCTGAAAACGAAACAAGCCCTACATCAGGAAAGGCAATGCAAAACATTGGCTTTATTGAAAAGGGAGACAAAAATAATACAGAAACAATAAAGTTCTTAGTTGATAGTGCTAAAGGCATTAGTACAATTAAGATTACAAAGGAGGTTAGTCCTATGACTGAAACAACAGAAGCAGTGGTTGACACTGCAGTTGAAGAAGTACAGGTCGCTCCAGAGGCACAACTAGTAGCAGTTGAAGAAACTGTTGCAGTTGCTGAGGAGGCACTAGCAGTTGAAGAACTTGCTCTTGCTAAATCTAGCGATGGTAGTGCAGATTCTTCTATTGAAAAAACAGAAGAGGGAGAAGTTGTTGCAACTGAAACTGTTGTAGCAAAGTCTGATGAAGTAATTGTTGAGGCAGTTACAGAAATCAAGAATTCTCTTACAAATGCCTTTGGCGATTTAGCAACAACCGTTAAGTCTCTTCACGAGCAAATTGTTGCATTGAGTAAATCTCTTGACACAGTATCAGGTGAGGTTAAGACCGTATCTGATGAAGTAAAAAATGTTAAGGGAGTTTTTAATGAGTTTGGTAAGCGAGTAGATCTTGTAGAACAAGACACCGCTTTCCGCAAGTCTGGCGATCTAGGCGAGATCGTGCAGTTTGAACCGTCAAAAGTTCAGAAATCCCTATGGGGCGGTCGTTTCCTCACATCAACCGACCTATTTAACTAAGCAATAAAATCACTAGGAGGTGAAAAATAATGTCGGAACAAAATAAAGACCTAGAAAAGAACTACCCAGGATCAGGCGGAGCAGGCAATGAGATTAACTCTCAAGGCGGATTCGTATCTGGTGGCGTAGGTAGTGCTACTGGTTTAGACTCTGCAGCAGCGTCTGTAGGATCACAACTTGGTAACACTGCAACTGCAGCATTCGGATCAACATCTGGAGCAAATGCAGTAACACCAACAGGCGTCGCAGGTGGTATTCTAGCACCAGAACAAGCACGTCGCTTCATCGACTATGTGTGGGATGCAACAGTTCTCGCTAAAGATGGTCGTAGAGTTACAATGCGTGCTAATACAATGGAGATCGAAAAGGTCAACGTTGGAGAGCGTGTTATCCGTGCTGCCGCACAAGGCGCACCAGATTACACAAACATTGGTGCAACATTTACAAAAGTTGAACTTACTACAAAAAAGATTCGTCTTGATTGGGAAGTATCAACAGAAGCACTTGAAGACAATATTGAAGGTGGAGCGCTTGAAGATCATCTAGTTCGCTTGATGACCAATGCATTCGCTAACGATATTGAAGACCTTGCTATTAATGGTCTAGGATCAGGCGCAGATGCCTTCCTTTCAATTATGCCTGGCTTTGTTAAGCAAACTCGTGGAACAGTAGGAAATGCTGCTCACGAATATGCTGCAACAGTTGCAGACAACAACTACACCACATCAGTAATGCAAGGCTTGCTATTAGCAATGCCTCGTAAGTACCGTGCACTTAAGAGCAATCTTAAGTTCTACGCAGGTACTGATGCTTTTGCTGGTATTGTTCGTAACAACGGTACACTTGCAGACGCTATTTCTTCAGCATTCGCTGATAGAATTGGTAGCACACAAGCAAACCGTCAAGAGTTCCTTGATGGCGGAGCACAAACACTAGGTAACTCACGTACAACTCGTGTACTTGGTGTAGATGTTCTTGAAGTTCCTTACTACCCTGCAGGTTATGTCGATTTGACATTCCCTCAGAACCGTGTATGGGGTTTCCAACGAGACATCACTGTAAACCGTGAATACAAGCCAAAGAAAGATACAATTGAGTACACAGTATTTGTACGCTTTGGTATCCAATGGGAAGAACTAGATGCAGTCGCTTATGTTGACTCAGATAGTGCTGATTCCTAAGATCTAAAAGATCAAATATTAGGGCGGGTAGCGTAAAAACTACCCGCCTTATTCTTATTCTGGTATAATTACAAATAAGCATAGGAGAATTATGAGTTTAACAATAGAAGAATTATCGACTAAAACTGTAATGGCATTAAAGGCATATGCAAAAAAAAATAATATAGAGTTATTTGAAGCAAATACTAAACTTGAAATTTTAGAAATTTTGGCTAGTTGGATACCACCAGTAGCAAAAGAAGAAACTGTAGAAGAAGCAGGAAAAGAAAAAACAATGAAAAATAAAATAGCGTTATACTCAGAAAGAAACCTACACATGGATAACCTAGGTGCTCTTAAGGTAGGATACAACATAGTCTCAAAGGAGGCATCCGAAAAATGGTTAACCCACAGGTTGGTAAGAATTGCACCACCTGAAGAGGTAGCATCATATTACGGTAAATAAAAATGCAAATACTACGTCTTCCACCTTATCCACTTTCTGTAACCTATGTAGTTCCAGATGCTAATGCTGACTATATTATTGTTATTGAAAACGTTTCAGAATTAACAGAAATTGAAGAGACTATTGAATCTAATGCTAGTAAAAAAATAACCTATTCTTTAGATGATGACTTTGTTAAATACGATAAATCATATGCCTTAACAATCTATGAAGATGGTGGATCTTCTGGAGCAAATATTGTACGTGGTGATATTGTAGTACAAGATAATTTAGAAATTATGAGACCATACGTAGATCCAACATCTTTGGCTACATCTGGTACAGCAACTGACATAGAACTTTATACAGGTTATGAAAATTTAGCAAGAGCAATTATTGATGCTGCTGTTGGTGGATTTTATTATGATAGAACCTACTTAGAAGTTGTTGGACAAGGAAATGACTATTTACCGCTTTGGAAAAAAACTCACAAAATTTTAAAAGTATATGAAAATGCACAACTAGTTTATGATATAGATAACGCAAATGGACCAGAGTTACTAGATTATACTTTCTTAATTACTAAAGATAGAACAGCAATTACTAAAGATTCATTAGAAGAAATTGACTCTATCAATCGTGCAGAACGAAGATATTCACGTATTCCATTAGGATATTCAGATTCTATTAGTATGTTTGATACAGAGGATAGTGGACACACTCAAACCGTTGTTCCTGGAGTTGCATTTCCAGAAGGAGCAGATTATATTATGTTGCTAGAGACTGGATATAAAGTTGTTCCTTATGATATCCAAGATGCAACATTAATGTTAATTGATGATATTAAATGTGGAAAGTTAGATTACTATAAAAGATATGTCAAAAACTATAGTACTGATCAATTTAAAATTGAATACGATAAACGTCTTATTGATGGTACTGGAAACATATTAGTAGATAAAATTTTAGAAAAATATAAAGAGAATATTATTCGTCCAGGAGTATTATAATGGAAGACTGTACAACAACAGACTTTCTTTATCCAATGAAGGCTGACTTATATTATCCAATAATAAATCAAACGCAATACGGACAAGCAAGCAGAACTTGGTTTTATGATAGAACAATTATATGCAATGCTACCTCTGTAGGAGGGGCGGGTACTGAACAGATTAAACCAGAAGCATTTTTACAACATGAAAATAAACTAATAGCAAGAGTAAAGGCAGATCCTAGAGTATCTTCAAATCAAACAGATAATGCAATTAGCAATATTTTAATTACAAATATCCGTAATGCCAACGATGAAGTTATTTATAGAGAAACAGCAGGACCAAGGTCTGGACGTGGAACAATTTATGAAGTGGCAACCGTAGATCCTTTTACTGGACCATTTGGATCTGTTGAATATTTTAAAATATTGTTACGTAGAACAGAAAATCAAACAATAACAGACTAATGATAATTAAAACAAACACTAAGGCTTTTGATAAACAAATGAACAATATTGTTGAATATGCCTATGGATTTTTAGATGGTGCCCAAAAAGGTAAAACTATTTTTTTAAAAAATCTAGGTTTAGGAACAATAGATGCAATGGCTAAATATGTAGATGTTTCAGCAAGAGGAAACCCAGCAGCCCTTCAACATGTTTATGAGTGGTATCAATCTGGTAGCCCTAGTGCAAGATTATTTGATATTACTTATACTGTTAGTAACCTTGGACTAAGTATTAATTCAAAATTTAAACAATCAAGAACTATTAAAAAAGACTCAAATGTACCATTTTATAATAAAGCGAAGATTATGGAAGATGGAATTCCAGTTACAATTAAACCTACAAAATCCCCAGCCCTTGTATTTAATGAAGGTGGACAAACCGTATTTACTAAAAAGTCAGTAGTTATTTCCAATCCTGGAGGAAGTCAAGCAAGAGGATCATTTGAAAAAACTATGGACGAATTTATGTTAAGATATTTTAAACAATCATTTTTACGGGCTAGTGGAATATACGACTACATTAAAAAACCAACAATCTTCAAGAAAAATATTAAAGTTGGTTCTAGAATGGGCAGATCTAAAGGTATTGATACTGGCTTTAAGTGGATTACTAATGCAAAGATTGGTGTAGAATAGTATTATGGCAGAACTAATAAGTGTAAATAATAATACAGGATTTCCACCTGTTTTTTTAAATGCCTATATTCTTGAAGAATTAAGAAAGTTTAAAGGAGTTGATGGCAATCCACTCATGCCAACTGGACCAGAGCCATTTCAGCCTTTCTTCCCAGCACAAGTTCCTGATAGCGTAGAGGGTATTTATAATGACATTCCATTTATTAGAAACAACCCAGATACAACAGTTATTATATTTGATAGGCTTATTAGATTTAGACCAAACACATTTTACAGACATAAAAGAGAACAATTAATATATTTTATTTATAGT